ATGGGGAAACCGATACCGACCCCGGCTGCATGGTCGCAGCCGCTGGCGGATTACACACTGTTCCTGTCCGCTGCCAACCGACCGGCGACGACTCAGAAGCTCCGCCTGTACCATCTGCGCCGCTTCGCCGCGACCACGGGCGTCGAGCCTTACGAGGCCATCGAGCACGATCTACTCACGTACATGGGGCGTCATGCGTGGGATGCGAACACGCGCCGGTCGGTGCGATCTTCGCTGCGATCGTTCTACACGTGGGCGCACGCCAAAGGACGGATCAGCGTCGATCCGTCTCACGGTATGCCGATCGTCACGGGCACGCCGGGTCGTCCTCGACCGGCCTCTGAATCAGCCGTCGCCGCGGGCGTGACGGCGATAGATCGTCGGGTGCGGCTCATGGTCACGCTCGGCGCTCGGGTCGGCCTACGGTGCTGCGAGATAGCGAAGGTGAGCCTCACTGACATCCGGCCCGACCTGATGGGCTACTCCCTGCTGGTGCACGGCAAGGGCAACAAGAAACGGATCGTGCCCCTGAACGATCAAGTCGTGGGCGCGATCCGCGATTACGTTGCGCTGGAGGGGCTGACGGGCTACCTCTTCCCTGGTCAGATCGATGGCCATCTATCGGCAGGCTACGTGTCTAAGATCATTTCCGCGGTGCTGCCCGAAGGGGTGACGGCTCACATGCTCCGTCACCGCTTCGGGTCGCGCGCCTTCATCGGATCGAATAACGACCTACTGGCCGTCCAGCGCCTTCTCGGGCACGCGAGCGTGGCGACCACTCAGATTTACGTCGCCGTCCCCGACGACGCTCTCAGAGCCGGTGTCAACGCCGCTTGAGGGGTCGATGCCCTTCTCGATGAGCAGGTTCGTCAGGCGGTCGATCGTCGCGTCGCGCCGCGACAGGTTGCCGTTCGTCTGCTTCTGGATGGTGTCGAGTACCTGGTCCTGTCGCTCGAGCTTTTCGCCCTGCTTGCCGAGCCCGTAGAACAGACCCGCGGCGCTGGTCGCGAGGCCGAGCACGGTGATGAGCAAGCTTGTAAACGTGGCCGTGGCGTCCGGCCGATGGATGATGATGACCATGCAGCCGATGAGGCCGACGGCCGCGAGGGCGACGAATGTGATGAATACAACGGTCTTGTTCATTGGGTGCCTTCCGGGGCTATTTGACTTCGCGGAACCCGGCGAAGATCGCGGGCGACTGATCGGTTTTCTTCTCGACACCGAGGGCGGCGAACGTGTTGACCTGCGTGTCGTTCTGCATCCACTTGTAGGTGTAGTCCGACAGGTTCAGCAGGTACCAGTGAGGCCCTTTTGCGCCGGTCACGGGGTTGGTGGGCGTCTGGATGAGCCACAGGGTTTTCATGTCTTCGTCCTCTTCAATCGGTTTGGTTGGGGTCTTGGCGGGGCTCGGGAATGAGACGGCGATTTCGGCGGCGGGGATGTTGCCTGCCAGATAGTCGAGGATGAACGGGCGCGGGTCGAGTAGCGCGGCGCCCTTCTCCGTCTGCACGTGAACGTGGTTGCCGCTCGCGTTGGCAGCGGATGCGCCGGTACGGCCGATGATCTGCCCCGGCGTCACGCTCTCACCGACCTTGAGCGGCGAAGGTTCGTTGAGCATGTGGTACTTGACCACGAGGCCGTCTCGGCGCTTCACATAGACCCGGTGGCCGAACACAGGGTCGTAGCTGTTCAGGATCACCACGCCGGGTTGGATCGCGGGCACGGGGTCGTTGCCGTAGGTGGCCGCGTAGTCGTCGCCCTTGTGGGTGTCGCTGCGCTTCTTCTTGTCCTGCCCGATCCACGAGCGTTTGTCGCCGAACTTCGTGGTGCGGTTCTTAAGGTCGTAGAGGCCCATTGGTGCTCCTAGTCGATCGGGAAACTTGTCGAGCCCTTGACGCCGAAGTTCGTCCCGGGGCCGGCCGTTCGAATCTGGCCGTTGGCAAGGATCTGAATCTCGATGGCCGAGCTTGAGTAGACGCCGACCAGGTACCAGGTGCCGATGAGCTCGGAGGGCCGGAATCCGGGCGGCAGGGTGCCGATGACGGCGAACTGCGCGAACGTTTTGGGATCGAACGAAAGCTGTAGGTGGACGGTGCCGCCCTTGCGGCGGTAGCGAGCTCCGACTGAGGTCGGCGTCCAGCCTGACGAGAGCGGGATATCGAGCCACCCCGTGTCCGCCAGCACCTTGTTCACGTCGGCGTCGATCTGATCGAGCGCTAGCTGGAGGTCATAGGGCACGTTGGGAACGACCGTGCCGGGCGGGTAGGGATACTTGCGGTTGAGCGTCTGGCCCATGTCAGGCTCCTGTCTGAATCGTGATGTCGTCGGGTTGGCGGGTCTCGATGGTCATGAGGCCCGATGGCTGTTCAAAGTGCACCGCTGCGATCAGGTGGAGCTCTTCGGGGCCGGTTGGTAACTGGATCGAGATGGTGTCGCCGGGGCGGAGCCAATATGCGGCGATCGCCTCGATGGTGAGCGATCGCCCACGGGAGACGGCTCGGCGCACGAGCGATCGCGCGGCGGCTTGGGCGGTCGCGGTGGTGCCCGCGTAGTCGCGTTCCACGACCATGAGCTTCCGACCGATCGCGCCGACCGAGTAGGGGCCGCTCATCACGTCGGCGTAGCCCTGGACGACCTGATCGACCTTGTTCGCGTCGCGCCACGTGTGCCGCACGAGCACCGAGTTAGCGAAGTCTTTGCGGCCGACGCCGGTCTGCGCCGTGATGATCGTGCCGTCCACGCCCACCTTGAGCGCGAGCTTCGGCTTTCCGACGAGCGTCGGGCGCTTCGTGATGCGCCAGGTGCGCAAACCGTCGTCGTAAACCCACAGGTCGCCCGCACGGTCGGCTATATCGAGGATGGCGGCCATGCTGTTGTCACCCGCTTTGATGACGATGGGTTCGGCCCCGACCCACCCCGTGGCGCGGGTGCTGTCGTCGGCGGTCGGCGCGTTCGGGATCGACGCCCAGATGAGCGAGCGGATGGCGCTGAACGCTTCGGCGCTGGTCGGGATGGCCGTGTCCGTGACCCCTGAGCCGAAGTCCATAAGCACCCGTTCGTCGGACTGGCCCACGAGCTCCATGGTGTTCTGCGGTCGGCTCACGCGGCGATCGTCGAGGATCAGGTCTGCCATCCGCTGCACGTCGCGCGTGCCGCCCGCGTAGCGGTATCCCATGGCCACGGTCATCCGCTTCCCGAGACGCGGGTCTAGGGCATCGAGGTCGGCCTGTGACGTGGGCACCTTGCAGCGGGCGCGGAACAGGGCGTGCGGGGCTTGCGCTTCGTCAAAGGTGAGCGTGCACGACTCGACGTCCAGGGGCACGCCTGCGGCCTCGAACGCGCCTAGGTGGGTGATCGACTCAGTGAGGGCTTCCGCGGCCCGTGAATCGAACGTGACGGCCATTACTGGTCACCGCCTACGGCAAGGTCGTTGTACGTCGGGAAGATCATGGCGACTTCGTCATATGAGGCGAACTGGTCGCGCACGTCGTTGTAGGTCCAGCCGAACGAACCGGCGAGCGGGGACGACGGGCGGCGAATCTCGGTGTAGTTGACATCGACCTTGTAAAACCCGCTGGCCGATTCGCGATCGCGGTTCACGCGCACGTCGTCGGACAGGTGGTAAAGGTCACGCTCAGCCGGGTACTGCTCGCCCGTGAGCGGGTTGGTGCCGGTCGAGAACCTGAGCAGCACCACCTCGCCCTTGTCGTAGATCGCTTCAAGCTCGGTGGCCATGCTGGCGGATGCCACGAGGAACGACAGCGAGCCGGATCGGTAGCCGAGCGGGCCGAGCGCTGCGAGCTTGTCGGGGCGGTTGATGACCTGGTGCTTTGTCGAGGTCGAGGGGCGACCGTAGCTGTGCTCCAGCGTGAGCAGCGGGAAGTTCCGGTTCTGCGGGAGCACGGGTGTCAGCAGGATGTCGGTGAGCACCTGGCCGTCAAAGGTGATGGTCTGCGAAGCGGTGCCGATCGAGTAGACGACCTGGCCCATAAGCGACGCTTCGTTGTCGGTCACGAGCAGGCCGCCGTCGATGATGCCCTGGTTCGGGAACAGTCGGACCGGCGCGGTGCCGTTGCGATCGGAGCGCATGAGCTTGTCGTCTGTCGCTGCGCCGCCCACGATGAGCAGCACGGACCCGTCAGGGCTCGCGGTGGCGGTGAGTGTGGCGGGCATTAGGGCACTCCCATTCGGCCGGAACCGTTCTCGACGGCGCGGAGGTTGATGACGGCTGAGCGGGGCTTGTTCACGAACGCGTCGATCGCGGTTATCGCGTCCCGGAGGCCGGACTGCACGTCGAGCGTGATCTTCGGCCCGTTGATCTCTTTCGGGATTCCGGCCTCAAGCTCGGCCTTGTAGGTGTCGGTCGAGGTCTTACCGAGCGATCGCCAGATTTCGGCCAGTCGCCCCTTCTGATCGGCGGGCGCGTTGATGAACGCTGCGAGCAGCGGAGCGGAGTCCACGCCGAGCGAAGAGATGTAGTTGAGCGCTTCCTGCGAGAGCGTTTCCGATGCCGTCGAGAGGTTCTTTTGGTAGTCCTCCACGGCCTTCGCCTTGGCCTCAAAGTTGGCCACGTAGCCAGCGAGGTCCACCCCGCCCTCTTTGGTCGCGAACTCTTCCCACGACTCGCCAGCCTCACCGAGAGCGTCCTGGATCGACGTGGCGTAGTCCTCTGCCGCTTCGGCTTTGGCGAGCAGCTCGGGGCCACCGGAGTCGATGTAGTTCTGCTGCGCGTCAGCGGCCTGATCGGTCGCCGTCTTCGCTTCCTTGAGGTAGCCGACATATCGGTCGGTGGCGTCGGCCTGGTCCATCAGTTGCTTGTATCGTTCGGGGCCACCCTTGGCGGATGTCACCACGGCGTCGGCTTCGTCGCGCAGCTTGTCGGCGTATTCCTCCTGCTTCGCGAGCAGTTCGTCTAGACCCTCTGCATTACCGGCGTAGGCGCGCGCGAGCTCTTCGAATGAACCGCCCGATTCCGACGACGTTTTGCGCAGCTTGGCCAGGCTCACTTCGTTGTCGTCGGTCGCCGTGGCCAGTTCTTTCAACTGGTCAACCACGTAGCTGAGCGACGCCTCACCGACGTAACCGGTGTCGATGAGCTCGCCCGCGAGGTCGCCCACTTTGGCCTTGAACTCGTCGGACTTCTCGCCGCCCTGTTCGAGAGCCGACATCACGAGTCCGATCCCGAGGGCACCCGCGGCACCGGCGATCGCACCCGCGGGGCCGAGCGACGACACGATGCCACCGAGCGTCCCCTGGATGCCGTCTGCGAACGACTCTGCGGAGCCGTCGAACGATGAGAACGTTTCGGCCGCGTTGGCCTTCGCTTCGTTGCCGAGCTCGGCCAGGTCGCGCTTCGCTGCGGAGGTTGACTCCGACGTGTTGCGCTTGAGAGCGTCGCCGCCGTCCTTCGAGGATTTGGCGATCGCCTTTCCGAGCTCGGACTGTTCGCGCTTGAAGTCGGACGTTTCCTCCCGGGCGTCACGCATGGCCCGTTCGAGCTTGTCGCCGTTCTTCTGCCCGTCACGCCCGAGGTCATCGAGAGCGTCGGCCGCGTCCTCCAGCGGCTCGATGACGCCCTTCTTGACGCCGGACGTGAAGTCACGGGTATCCGAGGCCACGCCGATACTGATGCCCTTGGCCATGGCGTTACCTCTTCTCGATCAATTCGTGGAACGTGCGGATGGTGGTCTGGACCCACAGGGATGCGATGCGGGGGATGATTTCGGCGGCGGCTGGCATGACGACGTAGCCGTTCTTCTTGCGGGGGCGGAACTGCCGCTTCGTGTGACGTGTGACCTTGAACCGCTTGCCCTTCTTGGAGGTCGCCTGGTAGGTCGTCACGTCGTTCTGGTCCGCGCCGAACTCGACGCCCGCGAAGTTCTCGGAGGGCTTGAGACCGCCTGTGAGGGCTCGGCCGACCGCGGCGGACTTGAGTGTCACGTTCTGATCTGAGACGGCGACTCGGGCGGTGGAGCCGAGCACACGTGCTTCGCTGCGGGTCGAGGCCCGCTCGGCTACCGCCTTGCGCCACTCGGGGTCCACCACGGACTTCGTGACCCGGCGAATCTGCTTCGCCAGGTCACGCTCGAAACCCTTCATGGCGAGGATGACGCCCTGGAGCTCTTTCGAGTTGAAGACCGAGATGCGCACGGCGTGACCTACGTGACGGTGCCAGCGGCGTAGACCGGCTGGCCGACGACTTCGAGGCTCACGGTCGAGACACCGAATGCGTCCACCGCGCCGCCGACCGCCCCGGGCGTGATGAGCACGGTTGCGGTGAACTTCGGGCCGGTGCCGTGGGGCGAGAACTCCATGGCGACCTGCTTGCCGATGTTGTTGTTGAGGTAGATGCTGAGCGATCCGGCCGTCTCCCAGTCCTGGAGGTAGGACAGGTCCAGCTTCCACTCGGGGATGCCGGTGTCCACGATCACGGCGTCCGGCGTGCCGCCCTTGAACTTGGCGACCGGCACGGTGGGCGTGAGCGCGGCCGAGTTGATGGCTTTCTCGTAGCTGTCGGTGGCGATCTTCAGCAGGTAGTTCTTGAAGACGCGGCCCTTCGGGGCGATTGCGACCATGGGGGTTACTCCTTGTTTGATGTGACGGTGAGGGTGATGTCGTAGGCGAGGTGCTGGTCATCGAACTTGACCTTCTCGGCGTCCGCCCATCCGATGCCCGCCAGGTCGAGCTCATGGATGAGGGCGTTCACGCCGTCGTCCAGTTCGTCCTCTGCGGCGGTGGTGTCGGTCTTGGGCGAGACGATCGTGGCGGTGAACTCGATGGCGTGGAGCCCATCGGGGGCTTCGGGGAGACGGGTGATGCGCTTCTGTTTCAGCATCACGATCACGCCGGAGAGGGCGTCCACGTTGCGCTGATACGGGATGATGCGCCATTTCGGGTGCGCCGTCACGAGCGGCTTGAGCGCCCGCTCCAGCACGTGGCGCGGCTTGTTCGAGGCGGCCATCAGAGCGCCACCGGAACGGCCCGCTTGGGGCGCAGCAGCGCCTTCACTTGCCAGTCGAGCGGGAAGGGGCGCAGGACGAACTCTCCTTCGCCCATGCCGCCGTCAGGGTCGATCTTCGATGCGTTCCACAGGTTGCGGGTTTGCATCAGGTGGGCGAGCACGTAGCGCTCGGGCAGCGGGTCGTCCTCTTCGAGCTCGGGCGCAAATTCGAGCACCTGCGCCTTGGCCGAGTCCATGACGAGACGGAGGATGTCGTCATCCTGCGGAGCGTCGTCCCACACGTCGCGGATCGTGGTGAACGTGTACCAGGTCCAGACGGTCATCGAGACGCCCGAATGTAGAGTTTGCCCTCGCCCGCAAAGTCGCCGCTCGCGGCCGCCTGAATGAACGGCGGCAGGTTCGTTTCGGCGAACTCACGAGCGGCCCCGTAGATCGGGCTCGCACCCACGACGGGGAAGGGCAGCGACGTGGTGTACGTGCCTGCCGTTCCGTGCACCCACCGGGGGCCAGCGGCGCTGGTCATCATGTCGGGAGTGAGCCCGCCGCGGAACGTGACGCCACCGGCGGTGATGTTTCCAACGAACTGAATCTCGCACATGCTGTAGCCGGTCAGGTCGAGCACGTCGAGGTTGAACCGCTCGTCCTTCGAGATGGTGTACTCCCAGAGCGAGACGTCTGGGCGAGCCGGGTCTAGCGTTGACGGAATGAATTTTTGGATCGCCATGACGGCCTTTCAGAGTCGGTTGGGTGGGGTGCTGCCGCCCGGGTGAGGTCGCCGGGCGGCAGCAGGGGCGGGCTAGTTGGTGACGAGCTGGAGTGCCTTCGGGTACTCGACGCGGGTCTGGAGGTAGCCGAACAGGGCCTCGTCGTTTCCGCCTCGAGCGATGTCGATGGCCGAGACGCGGATGGGTGCGCCGCCGAGCTCCCGGGCCTGAGCGGCTTCCTTCGCGCCGACGAGCACGGTTCCCGTGGCCATCTGGGCGTGGGGCACGATCTTGAAGTTTTCGGTCTGGCCGTCTTCGAGTCCGAGGCTCATCGAGAGGAACGCGAGAACGTCGTCTTTCTTGGTGAACATGATCTGTTCGAACACGTCGGGTGCGACGACGGCGTAGGACGGGATCGCTTCGGCGGTGATGACGCGGAGAGCGCCGCGCACGACCTTGGCGATGCCGGAGCCGACGCCGGTCGGGATGGTGCCGACAGCGGCCGTCTGAGCAGCAGCGACGAGGTTGGCCAGGTGCTTGTTGTCGGACTTCATGGCGTAGCTGTCGGCGGCGAGGCGCAGGAACGACTCGATGACTTCGAGCTCACCGAAGTCCCAGAACTCGCGGGCGAAGTCCCAGCCGCCCGCGAAGCGGGTCGTGGTGAACGTGACTTCTTCGGTCGTGGGCGTGTTCGAGGGAACGTCGGCCTTGTTACCGGCCCACTCGTCTACCTCGGGCTTGACCTTGAAGCGCCATCCCTTCGACACGAGCTTGGTGAGCGGAGCGCCCGCGCCGGTCAGGGGGATGATGCGGCGCTGGTAGGTGCGGCCGTCCCAGACCTGGCCGACGTACTCGGGGACGACGACGCCGGTTCCGACCGCGCCGGTTCCGTCGATCTTGACGTCCTTGAACGCGGCGAGCAGGTTGCCGGTGTCGCCGGTCTGGACCGCATGAGCGATCGCGGCGAACAGGGCGTTCTTGTCCTGCTTGGGGGCGGCGGGGGCCGCGGGGGCGGCGTTGAACAGGCCGGGGGCGACTGCTGCGTTGGTCACGGTGGGTTCCTCTTCTGCCGGGGTTTCCGGCTCTTCGATGACGGTCTTTTCGGTGATGGTTGTGGTTTCGCCGTCCACGGTCGTGGTGCGGGTCGTGGTGCGCTTGCGGGTGACGCCCTGCTCATCGGTGAACTCATCCGAGAACTTCTCGGTCGTCACGACGGGCTCGCCCGCTGCGGGGGCTTCCGGCTCGGCGGGTGTCTCTTCGGGGTCGGTGTCCACGGCTGCGGCCATGAGCGCCGCCGACTCGAACGCGCCTCGCTCCACGAACGCTGCGCCCGTGAGCTCACCGCACGTGGCTTTGCCGTTCCGGATGCCGACGCCGCGGACTTCCGCCGAGAGCCGCATGGGCTTACCGGCCTGTTTGGCCTTCTCGATGCGGGCGAGCAGAGCGTCGTCGGCCGGGTTGCGGCCAATCCGGAACGACGCGTAAACGCCTGCCGGGCTCTCGGTGGCGGTGAGGAATCGGGCGCGGGGCTGTAGCTGGTCGTGGTCTTCGTTGGCGTTGAGCACCGAGATGTCGCCCGGGATCGTGATGATGCCGGGGCGGTCGATGCTGAACATGCCGATGTTGGTATGACCGACTTCGCCATAGGGCAGCAAGAGGCCAGAGACCACTCGCTCCTCATGGTTGGCCGTCAAGTCCCCGGCAATGATGTGGGCGTCTGTCATGGTTCTCAGTCCTCCGTGTACGGGCCGGTGTTGATGGTGGGTGCGGTGGGGTTCGAGCCGAAGTCGAACCGGATGCGCTGGCCGCGGGGGCACACGTTATCCATCGACAGCAGGGCCTCGAACGGCTCGGACCAGAACGCCATTCGGTCGGTGGTTTCGACCTTCGTGGTGGCGTCGGTTTCGTAGTTCAGCGAGGCCTTGGGCTGTGCGGCTTCGACGGCGGCGGCGGGCAAGTTGAGGAACGAGGCGATGTCGAGCTTCGCGGCGTTGCGCGCTTCGATGGCGAACGATGGTTCGGCGGTTCCTTCGAACGTGGCGGCGATCGAGTAGGGCACGAACATGACCGCGCCGTTGGGGTCCTGCCGGGCCTTGGCCACGGCGTCCACGTACTTCTTCGCTTCTCGGTCCGTCATGCCGTTGTCCTCTTTTTCGGTGAGGACGATGGCGGGAATGGGGTTGCGGGCTTTCCCGGCCCACGTCTTTTCCAGGTCTTTGGATGCACGGATCGTGGTCCCGGCGCAGTTGAGCAGACCGGGCATCGGGCCGGGCAGATACATCACGGCGTCCGGGTTGGTGACGGGCTTCTTGTCTACGAGGATGCCGCCGTTCTGGTCGAGCTCCCAGCGCTCGTAGGGGATGCGGGCGGCGTCGGTGATCGTGCCGTTGTCGCTGCGCTCGAATGCCCAGAGCGAGTGGCCGTAGAAGATCCAGTCATCGAGCGTCTGAGCGGTGCGGAACCACGGCGGGGTGCCGGTGTTGGTGCGGTAGAGCCACGTCGGCTGGTTGGCCACGAGGCCGTTCGCGTCGAGGGCACGGAGCGGGCGTCCGGCGAGCTCTTGGATGATGCGAGCTCGGCCGTTCACGACGGCCGCGACTGTCATGGCTTCGGCCCGGGTGACGGGGTTGGTGGCGATTCCGAAGATGTCGGACCAGACGAACTCCTGGAGGGATGAGTCCGACCAGGGCGACACGACGCCGGATGATCCGGCGAGGCCAGCGAAGCCGCCACCAACGAGGTTAGACGGGTCTTGGAGCCCGAATGCTTCGCGGAGTGTCGTGAGGAATCCCATGTCGAGAATCATCTGGACGCACGGCTTCATCGGACGAACGGGCGGCGTTGCGGCGGATGTATTGCGCGCGCAGACGGTGGGCATCCTGGCGGGGCGCGTGCACGTTCTCTTCGTGAAGAACCGCGGAATCGTGGGCCGCGAGCATGGTCCAGGTGAACGCCGACCAGTAGGCGCATTCGTCACAGGTGACGACGACTGAGGTCGAGGATTGGTCGAGCTTGATCGTCATGGCTTAGTCCCCTGCGGTGATGATGGATGAGGTCGTGCTGTTGCTCTTGTTCGCGAACCATTGGTCCCAGTTGCGCAGCGCGCGAGTGGCCGCGACAAGGGTCGTGATGTCGCCGCCTGATGCTTCGACGCCCCAGAGCCACACGCCCTGTTCGCCGCGCACTTCGCGCTTCGCTGCGCGGTCTACGGCGTCATCGAGCGAGGTCTGGCCGAAGTGCTTGAGCTTGCCCCGTTCGAGGTCGCGCATGATCTGCACGCACCCGGCCGCGTGCTCGCGGTAGGTCTGCACCCGGAGCCGTGGCTTGGGCTTCATGCGCGCCGTTTCGGTCGCTGTGGCCTTGCCCTCTGCGATGTCGTCGTAGGCGATCGTGGAGCCGCGGTATCGCTTGCTGAGCTCGCCATATCGCTCGGGCATCCAGGCGGTGCCCACGCGGTGCTCGACAACCTCGATGTAGGCGACGCCACGGGAGTCTCGCCATGCCACGACGATCGCGGCCACACCGCCGCCCGGCTTGATGTCGGCCCCGAATGCGACGCGAGCGGGCTTGGTCTTCTTCTTGGCCAGGGCGGCGTTCTCCCACCACTCGGCGGGGATGGCCTTGACGCCGAACGACTCGGGCCAGAGTGACAGGTACTCGCGTGCCCACTGCGGCCGCGGGAGCTTCGCCCAGTTCTTCCGCATCTTCGCCATGGTCGTCAGAGTGCCGATGCCGGGGTGGACTTCGGCCACGAGCTTCATGGCCTCTTCGATGTCCTCGATGAGCTCCCACGGTGTCGTGTCGTCCACGGCGAAGTCGATGCCGCCCATGTCGGGGCTGCCCTTGCGCAGCTGTTCGAGGAACTCCCAGAACGGGCCGACCCGCGCCTCGCCGGCCGTTCCCGAGATGAGGATGGCGGAGCCCTCTTTGGTGTCCTGCAGGGGCACGATACCGGCGAGCAGTTCGGCGCCCTCCAGCGGGTCAATCTCCTGCGCCTCATCGAGCCACGACACGTCCGCCGCCTCGCCGCGGTACGAGTCGGCGTCGGGCTTGAGCACGAGCATCGTCGAGCCGTTGTCCCAGTAGATGCCCTTGCCGACTTCGCCTCGCATGATCTTGAAGCCGCGCGACTTCGGCTCGACGGTCGGAACGGCATCCGGGCCGAAGAGCGCGACAGCCTGCGGCGGGCGCTTCGGCTTGGCCCCGCGAAGCCACGGGGGTAGCTCCTGGTCGTCGGGCGGCTGGATCGCGTCGAGCCGTCCGGCCCACTCGCGCAGACGCCGTGAACCGGCGACGCCGGACTGCGCCGAGAACGTGACCTGATAGCCGGGACGGTTCGCGCACCGGCCTGACAACAGGCAGAAGATCGTGGTCGTCTTTGACCCGCGTCGGGGAACCTCGACCACTTGCGAATCGAAATCGGCGTTCAGCGTGTCAACCATCTGCAACTGCTGGGGCTGGATCGGATTCCGCGGCGGCTTCATCATCTTGAGCGCGGCGATCGCGTCGGGGTCGTCCAGGTCTACGAGCTCCAGACCGTAGGCGCGGGCACCCGTGAGGAAGTCCAGACGGCCCTCGCGATCCGCTGTGTAACCTGAGTGGAATTTTGGAGAAATCCCCCGGTCCCGAATCCTTTCCCACAGATCGAGAGAGAATTCCGTGCTGCCCCCAAGCGGAGGTACGGGTGGATTCTCAAAAACCGGGGCAGATCGAGGCGTTTCGAGCGTCGATGTGGTCATGATGGCTACCATTCGCGGATGTCTTGTGCACGATTACGTGCGGTCGAGCGTCGGGAGTTGGTGATCTGCGCGCCGAGTTTGCCGCCCGCGATCTGGTTGCAGTTGCGTGGCCAGAGCTCGGACTTCCGGTGCACTGGCCCGACGTTGGCCAGGGTCGGCTCGCCGCCTCGGGCTGCGTCGATGCGGTGACCGACCTGCCACTTGTGCTCGCGGAGTACCGGCTTGCCGCAGTTGACGCACGGCAGCGGGAGCATGGGCTCCAGCTTCTTGCGCAGCTTCGGTGAGTGCGTCGTCCACTTCTGGTTGCGGTGGTGTTGGCTCATGACCATGCCTCCATGCGGTCGCGCTCGAACCGGCAGAAGGGCACGCGAGGATGAATGCGCCAGTGCTCTATGAGCTCTTCGGATGCGTACGCGAGGGCTCGGGTTTCGTTGCCCTTGAATAGCGTGTAGGCGTCGATGCCAGCGCGTTTCCCGCGTGCGTTGAGTAGAACCCCGTTCGTCGCCGTCTCGGCCCTCTCGTAGGCGGCTTCGAGGAACAGTTCGTACTCGACCCGCGCGGCTCTCCACTGGTCGATGGCCTGGTCGAAGTAGGCGCTCACGATAGGCTCCCGCCATGGATACCGATACTCTGCTTGCCCTGCTCGGCTACGTCGTCGGCCTCGCCGTCGCTCTGGTCGCCCTGTACTTCATCATCAAGTCGGCGGTGCTGGCCGCTCTGCGCGAGCACACGCTGAGCAGCACCACGGCCGTCTCGGTGACGACGGTCAGCGACGCGGCTGCGGCGGCACTGGCCAAACCACACGAGCCACAGCAGAGCGCCTAGCGGCCACGCAACCATCGGGTCGAGGTATTCGCCGGTCATGCGAAGAGCTCCTGTCGCACGGGGTATGCCTGACCCATGGCGAACGCGAGGGCTGCGTCCCACGTGGTGAAGAATGCGCCGATGTCATTGCAGTCTTGAACGAACCATCCGAGGCCATAGCCCCCGGTCGCAGACCCGGCCCGCGTGATGAGCCATCGGTTCGATCGCCACAGGCCTGTGTGTGCCGAGACGTGGCTGGTGCTTCCAACTTCGGGCATGCTCATGAGGCGCTCCTTGCGTAGAGGCTCGCGCCGCACCGAACGCACGTCGTGCCCTCGGCGTCTCGACGGTGGCCGTAGGTCAACTTGCATTCGTCCTGGTCGATCAGCGCTTGCGCGCGTTCAGGTACGTAAGGTTCTTTTGTTAACTGGTTATAAGTAGTTCCATTAGTTCCTAGTGGAACCGCAGCTGTCCCCCCGTGTGTCCCCCCGTGGGAACCTGTGGATAACTCTGTCCCCCCGTCCGGAGCTGCCTCTTCGGGTTCGTCTTCCTCATCCTGCGGAAGGGGGATCTCGGGCTGCGCGAACATGCGATGCCAGCCGAACTCCATGTCGTAGACGGTCGGACGGCGGTCGGCGCGGATGTGAGCCACTGCCCGCTGGTCACCGAGGCGGATTAGGTGAGCGTCCTGGAGCTCACGCAGCGCGCGGCCGATGCTCTTCTGATGCACGCCGAGCTCTTCGGCCATCTCGTACTTGCTGCGCCACGCCCTCGTGCCGTCCTGTGCCGCCACATTGGCGAGCTTGAACAGAACGCGAGTGGCAAGAGGTTTCACCACGTCATAGGGCAACTGGTCGGCCCAGTCGGTTGCTTGCCAACTCATGCCGTCCGAGCCTCACGAAACTCACGGACGATCTGCGCCTCATAGCGGCGGTGGCCGCTCGGGAGGATCGTGACGGGCATAGTGCCGTTGTCGGCCATTCGAGACAGCGTGCGCACGCTCACGCCGAGAAGCGTCGCTGCTTCGCCGGGCGAGATATAGTCTGATTCGACCTGATTCTGCTGATTGGTCATAACGGACAGAATAGGCCAAAACGGACTAGGCGCGTGACCATTGGCACAGATGTTGCGGATTTGTCCGATTTGGCCGTAATCTGTACGCATGACAATGCATCAGCCTGAATTGGACATTGAGGATGCCGACGCCGCCACTGGCCGTCGTGTGCACCTGCTCATGTGGGATCAGAAAATCACCCAGACCGCCCTGGGGAACATGATCGGAATGGAACAGTCGAGCGTCGGCAAGCGGCTTCGCGGAGAGCGTGGCTGGTCGATCGCAAACCTGCTCGCGACGGCCCGCGCGTTAAACACAACGGTCGCCTACCTCGTGGGAGAGGTAGACGACCCAGAGTGCACCCCCTCGGACTTGAACCGAGAACCCACTGATTAA